AACAACGGCGATACGTTCGCCATTGGCGACGGCCTTAGCGACATAGGGCGCATATTCAGCGACGCCGCTATAGCTAAAGGTTAGATCATAGTTAGCGGGAAGGTTGCGGCGGTTCGCGATCTTTGTGTAGTCATAAAATTGAACGTCGCCGTGCAATTCGAAAATGTTAGGCGCGCCGTTCAAAGGCAAGGCGATATTTTCAAACCTAATGTCGCTTGTGCCGTTCAAGCGGACGACAAGCTTGAAACCTTCCCGCTTTGCCTTGCGCTGATATGTCGCTATTTCAGACGACAATTGCGCCATAAATTGATCGCGATATTGATTGAAATATAGCGTTTTTCTAAGGCGCGATAGCATAACGTTAGACATAGCGCCGCGGCCCGCCGTGAATAGGCAAGGGCCGTCGCATTTGGCAAGCTTGGCCATTGGGCAAAGGTTAACGCCCGATCCCATTGCGGGCATTAGGTATAGGATCGCCGTTTTTATGCCGTATCGTTCACCCTTGATTGTCTTTGCGTTTGTATCAAGGCCTAAGAGCTTTTCGGGGAAGCGCGCGAATAGCGATCTGTTTTTGTCGCTGGATAAAATTTGCAATTGGATATCAAGCGATAGCGCGCTGATATCAAAGGCAAGGGCATTGGCTGGATTAGTTTGCATTAGCATTGGTTAGGTTTCCTTTCGTTTGTTTATGATTAGGCGCGGGCAAGCGCCGAGCAAATGCGATTGTAAACGTCGCGCTTGCTGAAATAATATTCAGCATTTTGTTCGCCAATGCGAAAATTGCGCCATTGGTTATTGTCTTGATTAGCTAGGATCGCGCGGCGCAATGCATCGCCATTGCCAAAAGCTTCCCTAAAGCCGTCAAGGTTAAAATGCGCGATAAAGCCGCTTGCCAGATATAAAAAACCATAGCCGCGTCTGTTTAGCTTGCTGATATCGCGGCAAGCGGCGACGACGTTTTTGTAAATAAGCTCTTGCTCTTTGTCGCTGATAGGCTGGATTGACATTGGTTAGGTTTCCTTTCGATTAATTGATTGCAGGGCCAAATATGGCCGCGTCAAGCGCCAAGGCGGCTAGCAGATAAAGCGCGAATAGGGCGCAATGGATTGTCGTTTGTTTCATGATGCACCACCGACATAGGCGTAAACGTTAGCGGCAAGCGCGATAAAGGCGAATAGGCCTAGGCGGATTGCTAAATGCAATTGATTGTCTGACATTGGTTAGGTTTCCTTTCGTTTGTTTGCGCGGGCTTAAGCAAAATAGCCAAGCTTGCGGGCGTTAGCTTTAAGGCGGGCGACGTCGCCCGCCTTAACGCGGCGCGACGTGAGCTTGCGCCCATTGTGGCCGTAGTAAGTTATGACGCTATCAAATGTCCAATGCGTAACGCGGACGTGCTTGCGCGAACGCGGCAAGTTAGCAAGGCGCGGCGCGGGCTTGCGCGATAGTGAAGCGATTGCTTTTCTGAATAGGTTAATCATTGGTTAGGTTTCCTTTCGTTTGTTTGTAAGCCCGCCCTATCGCCGCTTGGCTATAGTGTCAACCATTGATTGCACGCCAGGCAAATTAAATGCGGCGCCGGTTTCGCTATCTGCGATTGTGGCGATAGGGATTAGGCGATCTGCGATTAGTCCGCCCGCGCGATGCGATGCGCCCTTTAAAACGCGCGAGGCAATCGGCATGTATCGGCTGGCAATCGCTGGCCGGTGTACCAATCGGTGTACCAAAAGCCCGCTAACCCGCAGAAACCCTAGCGTCTGCGTCCCATGCCCTATGGGGCAGACGCCCAAAAACGGCGGAATTCCGCGGGTTTCGCGCGATCGGGGGCGGGGGGAGGGGGTCTCCGCACCCCCGCGTCCCGTGATGGGCATATAGGCCGTTCCGCGAAAATCTCAAAAGCTGAGTCAACCTTTGCTTGCACGGGCGAAGATCGCCAGGCGGGGAGGGCCAGTAGAAATTACACACCCTTCGAAAAAGTCCCAAGGGTGTGTAATAGGGTGTGTAGACCTCAAAGCCGCAGAACTCCTCGACTTTTTGGTCCGATTACACACCCACACACCCTTTTCTCTTTTTTTCTAAGGGAAAATAAAAATATATATAAATACTAAAAAGGGGGTGTGGGTGTGCCACTTCACCACCCTCTGGCGAATTTCCCAAAAAAGTGCCTAGCCCGTGTAATTTTGGTCAAAACACCCCAAAAACCCTAGGATTCTCTAGGCGTTGCGCGATTACACACCCTTGCGACCCCGATTTCCAAGGGTGTGTAATTTCCTGCTAAGTCATTGATTTTATTCGTCACACCCTATTACACACCCTTGCGCCCCTCCGCCAAGGGTGTGTAATCGCACGTCGGGGCTTGCGTTCACCCACTGGCCCGACTACAACACCACCGAAACTTGACAGGACAACGCGCAGTGAGCGATCCGTTTGACAGTATTGTGCTACCAGACCTGGCGATGGACACCCCACCGCCGGCTCCCGCTGCCAAACGGAAACCCGTCGCGAAGCCGAAAGCCAAACCTGTACCGATTTCTGTACAGGAGGATGAAGAACTTCCTGAAGTGGAGATTCTGCCCCCGCTCCCGAAACGCATCCACGAAGCCCGCGACATCATCGACGACGCCGGTCGCACCTATAAGCAGCCGAAGGTCGATCTCTCCGAGGTTGAGGCGATGGCCAGTGTGGGGATGACCACCAAGCAGATCGCCGATGCGCTGAAGTTGCCCCCGTCCGTGTTCGGCAAGCTCATAAAGAACGACCCGACTGTGCAGGAGGCTATCGACCAAGGGACTTCCCGTGGCATCAAGATGGTGACCGACAGCCTTTTCGGCATGGCGCTCAAGGGGAATGTCGCCGCGGCGATCTTCTTCCTCAAGAACAAGGGCGGCTGGGCTGATAAGCAGGAATTGGATCAGCGTTTACAGGTGGAGACGAAGATGAGCTTCGACGACGCCGTAGAAGCCCTTAAAGCAGCGGGCATCGACCCGTCGAAAATATAGAAAGAAGCACATGGCCGACAACGACGACGACAAAGTAGTTCCCTTCACCCGCCCAGTCGCCCCCAAAGGCGACGACATAAAGGCGCTGAACATGAACGGCGATGCGCTGATCACGCTACTGGCGAAATACGACACCGTCGCCATCGTCGGCTGGAGCGACGAGGTGGAGGTTCTCGACGTCATCTCAGCCGAACACGACAGCGCCGTGCTGTACGAACTGCTGCAACATGCGGCGTCGAATATCGCGCTTCAAGCACTCGACAACGCCAACGCCAGCACGTTTCACTAATGGCCGACACGCACGACGAGAACTTCAAACCGGACTTGTCGGCAATCGCCAACGAGGACGCTGTCGCGCAGGCGCAGATCGCGGCTGTGGCGGAAGAGGAGAAGGCCGTCGCGCTGGCTGAAGCCATCCGCGTAATCCGCGACCACAAAAAGAAGAACAAGCTGGAGTTCTTCACGGCGTACAAATGGCAGATGCAGTTCTACGAGGCCGGCACCCGCTCCAAACAGCGGGCGCTGATGGCCGCTAACCGCGTCGGCAAGTCGTACAGCGCCGCCTACGAGATGGCCTGCCACCTCACTGGCAAATACCCCGACTGGTGGCCAGGCATAAAGTTTTTCAGGCCGATCAACGCATGGGCGATGGGCGTCACGGGCGAACAGATGCGCGACGTGATCCAGAGGGAACTGTTCGGATCGCTGAACGGGCGCATCTTCGACGGCGGGTTCATCTTGCCCAACGAAGTACGCAGCATCGTTCCAGCCGCAGGGACGCCACGCCTGGCGAAGGACGTCTACATCTGGCACCAGAGCGGTGGCTACAGCTGCTTGAGCCACAAATCCTACTCGCAGGGCCAAGCGCCGCTGATGGGGTCGTCCATCGACATCGCGTGGATCGACGAAGAGCCGACCGACCCTGAAATCTACCCACAGGTGCTGACTCGTACCGCCACCGGCAACGATGGCAAGGGTGGATATGTGCTGCTGACGTTCACGCCGGAAAACGGCATGACAGAACTGGTTGGCCAGTTCATGGAGAGCCTGAAGGAAGGCCAATATCTCCAAAACGTGACGTGGGAAGAGGCGGAACACCTCGACGACGACACAAAACGCCAACTTTTAGCTGCCATCCCCGAATACCAACGCGAAATGCGCTCCAAAGGCATACCCGTGCTGGGCGAGGGCATGGTCTTTCCAGTCGCGGAAGAGGCGATCAAGGTCGATCCGTTCGAAATACCGCAGCACTTCCGCATTTGTGCCGCTATCGACTTCGGTATCAGCCACCCCACCGCGGTCGCGTGGATGGCATACGACGCAGACCGCGACATCATCTACCTGTACGACAGCTACAAGCGCGCTGGAGAGATACCAGCCGTCCACAGCGCCATGATCAGGGCCAAAGGGCCGGCGATCCCGCTGCTGTACCCGCACGACGGTGACAACCGCGAAAAAGGCTCTGGCAACACGATGGCCGACCTCTATCGCGAAGCTGGGTTGAACGTCGTTGGGCGTTTTACTAACCCAGACGGGTCAAACTTCGTCGAGCCAGGGATCATGGAGATTCTTGAGCGGATGCGGACTGGCCGGTTCAAGGTGTTCGCCGATCAGAAGGATTTTTTCGACGAATTCCGCCGTTATCACCGCAAGCAGGGCAAGATCGTTAAGGAACATGACGATTTGATCGACGCGGTGCGCTATGCAGCCTTGTCAGTGCAGCGTTTTGGGGTTAGTAAGGCGGAACTTAAGATGCCAGAGGTGTATGGACGCCACGGCGTGTCGTTAACCGAGGATTGGGACATTTAATGCCTGAAATCAAAGATACTCCGCTTGAAGAAAGCGAATTGCTGTCGCTATTGGAGCGGAACCTCGACGCCGCGGACACTTACACCGAAAGTCTGGTCGGCGAACAGCGCGATAAGAGCCATCGGTACTATTTCGGTGAGCCACTGGGCAACGAGAAGCCTGGCCGCAGCCAGCACGTCTCCCGCGACGTCTTCGACGCCGTCGAATCCACCAAGGCATTGCTGCTCGACACCTTCACCGCCGACCGGCGTGTGGTCGAGTTCACACCAGAGACGAACGAAGACATTGAAGCCGCACGGCAGGCCACCGAGTTCGTTAACTATCTGTTTTACCGCCAGAATAATGGCTTCAAAGTCCTGCAAGACACCCTCCATGACGGTTTGGTGAGCAAGCTGGGCGTCGTCAAGCGTTGGTACGACAAACGCTACTCGTACATCCAAGAAGACTTTGCCGATCTGGACGAAGCGCAGTTCGTGATGCTGGCGTCGGACCCCGAAGTCGAAATCACGACGCTTGACCAGACGATTGTTCAAGCGGAGATGGTTGATCCGATGACCGGCATGGTCGTCATGCCCGCGGTTACAACCTACACTGGTGAACTCAAGCGTCGGATAGACAAGAGCCAAGTTCGTGTTGACAATTTGGAGCCAGAAAAACTTTACATCAGTCCTCGCGCCAAGACGCTTGAGGATGCGGACTTCGTCTCGTACCGGTACGAGAAAGAGATCGGCGAACTGTTGGAAGACGGCTACGACCCCGAAAAGGTCGAAGAGCTTGACGAAGAATTGGATACTTACCGCGACTCGACCTTGGGCCGCGACAGTTACGACGAGTTCTCCGCCGAGACAAGTATGCGGGACGACCACCCGAACCGCACATATGTGACTATCTACGAAAGCTACATCCGCATCTACGACCCAGAGGTCGAGTCGCGCTGCACCTACAAGGTGGTTCACTCACGTCGCGCCCTGCTGGACATGGAGAAGGTCGAAAGCCACCCGTTCCGCGGTTGGTGTCCGTTCCCTGTACCACACAAGGCCATCGGCCTGTCGCTTGCCGACGTCACGATGGACCTTCAGAAGTCGCAGTCAACGCTGAAGCGCAGCGTCATTGACAATGCGTTCTTGACCAACACCTCACGCTGGGTGGCTAACTTGTCACTGGTCCGCAATCCGCGTGACCTGATCGATAACAAGCTTGGCGCCGTCATCGACGTCAACGCGATGGACCCGTCGTCGGTCGTCCAGCCGCTGAACACCCCGCAGATCAGTCCTAACGTCTTCACGACGATGGAGTTGCTGGAGCAGGAGAAGGAAGCGCGTTCAGGCTCCAGCCGCATGTCCAAGGGCTTGGACAGCGACGTCGTGTCGAAGCAGAACAGCAACGACATGGTCACGCGGTACATGAACGCCAGCAACCGTCGCACGATGGTCATGGCGCGCAACTTCGCAGAGAGCTTCCTGAAGCCACTGATGTTCGACCTCTACCGCCTGGCGATTGAGAACGACACCCAGACCCGCATGGTGCAATTGAGCGGCAAGTTTGTGCCAATCGACCCCAAGCAGCTGCGCGAACGCACCGAGATGGACGTCGCCGTGGCCCTGACGCCAGACGCCCGTGCTGCTGAAGCGCGGACGCTGACCATGCTTGACCAGATGTGGACTGCGAACCCGCAAGACCCAACGCTGAACGGCATGTACCAAGCGCAGCAGCGGTTTGCGCTGTTGGCGCGCGCTGTAGACCTCATGGGCCTCAAGGGTGGGGATAAGTACCTCCTGTCGCCAATGTCGCCTGAATACCAACAGGGCCAGCAGCAGAACGCACAACAGGCCGAGCAGCAGAAGCAGATGGCCCAGCAGATCGAATTCAAGAAGCTTGAGCTTGATGAGCGCAAGGTCATGGTTGACGAGCGCGGTGCAGCAGTGGCCGAAGAGAAGCTGGTGCTTGAAGCCGAGAAGATTGGCGTTGAGCTATCGACCAAAGCGCAAGAGATGATCTCCAAGCAGGAGAAGGACTCCGCCGACCTCATTATGAAGGCCGCAGAGTTCCGCCACGAGCAAACGACTGACTTGGCCTACATCGGCATTGAGTCGAAAAACGCGGCCATGCAGAACCAGAACGGCAACCGCGGAGACGAGAATGACTGATTTCGAAAACGCCGTAGCGGCGTTCCAGAAGAAAAAGAACCCCCGCACCGAGGCTGAGGCCAAGCGCGAGGCGTACAAGAAGATGGTCAAAGAGTACGTCAAGCTCAAGTACGGCTACAACAGCGCGGGGGAGCGCGTGGAGCGCCCTATCACGGAAAAACGCATAGCGACCGCCGAGGCAGCCAAGACCCGCGTCATCGAAGACGCGTCGGTCGGCCTGGCTGACTTCTTCAAGGAAGAAAAATAATGGACATCGACTACGGGATCGACGGCGCAGAGCAAGCTGCCGAAGAGGCGACCCGCCTACTAAACAACGACGCTTTCAACGACGCATACACGTCGCTACTGGCGGAAATCGAACAAAAGCTATTCATGTCGGACATGGGCGCGCAGGCCGAACGTGAAACCTTATTCCATCTGCACCGCGCCGCGCAGATGTTCGTCAACAATATCGCATCTCGCATCAACCATTTTCAGTTGAAACAAATGCAAGATTCGGATACACAGGAGACTTGAAGTGACAGAGCAAACCGCAACGGACTCTGCACCGAGTGCTGAAGAGCGTTTGGCTGCGTTGTACACCGCCCCCGATGAGGACACGGCGAGTACAAAAGCCGATTTACAGCCCGAAGATGAAGATGAGGGCGAAGTTGAAGTAGTCGAGGACGAGGTTGAAGCAGACACCGACGATTCCGAGGAAGCCGAAGACGGCCAAACCGAGGACGAAGAGGACGAAGCCGATACCGAAGAGGAGTCAGATGAATCTGACGATGACGACAAAGCCGAACAGCTAGTCGAGATCGAAGGTGAAACACTGACGCTTGAAGAGGTCAAACTCGGATACCTCCGCCAGTCGGACTACACCAAGAAGACGCAAGCAGTTGCGGAACAACGTAAGGCTGTCGAAGAAGACAGCCAGTACTACGCTTCCACACTGAACAGTCTCTTGACCGCCGTGGGTGCTGACGTTCAACGCTTTCAAAGCGTTGATTGGGAGCGCGCAGCGGTGGAAAACCCTGAACAGTACCGCCAAGCCAAGACAGCATACGAACACTCTCTCCAGACGTTCAACGGAATCCGTGGACAGGTGGAAGACTTCGTACAGCGGACCAAACAGACACAGGAAGCCGCGTTGAAGGCGCAAGCCAAAGAAGCGGTGGCCGTACTAAAAACGACCATCCCTGGGTGGAATAACGAGTTGTACGCTCAGATCGGTGAGTTTGCCCATAAAGAGTTGGGTTTCGCGCCAGAAGAGTTCAACAACATCGCTGACCACCGCGCTATTCGGTCCATCTGGAGTGCCATGC